GTAATAGTTATGTTCAGCTTAAGAAAGTAGAACGCAAACCTCGTGCTAAGAAAGCCGTTAGCCCAGAAAAACTTACCCGTAAATTTAAGTTTCTTCGAGAGTTTGAAGAGCTTAAACTTAAATCAGAACCAGTAACGAAATTAGTTGGTGCCAGCGAAGCATGGTTATACGACACAGCAAAACGCAAACTTATTCATGTAATGGCCGACAGTCACATTGGTACATTTACAGTCAAGGGCAGTGCCGTTGTAGGATTTGATGCGCTCACAACCGTGCAAAAAACCCTAAGAAAACCCGCAGAACAAATTCGGCTAGTTACCGGCGGAAAACCTGTAGCCCGCAAAGAATTTGCCGCAATTAAAGCTACTGAAACAAAATGGAACGGGCGTGGCAACGAGAATTTAGTGATACTCAAGGCATGGTAACAGGCTAAATATAGGAACAGGAGTTCTTTATGGCCGAAGCAGAATCTACACTTGAAACACTAAAACAACATCTCATCGAATATATTCGTTTGCAACTCGGCGATCAAATTGTTGATATCGAGTTAGATGCTAGTCACTACGAATCTGCGTATCAAAGTGCTCTTGGCACCTATCGTCAGAGAGCCCAAAATGCATATGAAGAATCATATACTTTTATGGAACTTGTTGCTAATGTAAACATTTACGATTTGCCACAAGAAATTATCACCGTGCGTCAAATTTTCCGTAGAACTTTTGGCGATAGCACTGGCCCAAATGCCAGCAATTTTGATCCGTTTAGTCAAGCAAGTTTAAATGTGTACCTGATGAATTTTAATGTGGCTGGCGGACTTGCCACCTACGATTTCTACTCACAGTATGTAGAACTTGCAGGGCGTATGTTTGGCGCTTACATGAACTATACCTGGAACCCAGTAACTAAAAAATTACAACTAATCCGTGATCCAAAAGGCACAGGAGAAAATGTCTTACTTTGGACTTACAACCTAAAACCAGAAGTTAATCTATTACAAGATTTCCAAATCAAACAATGGATTCGAAATTGGATGTATGCCAATTGTAAAGTAATTATTGGCGAAGCCCGTGAAAAGTTTGCTACCATTGCCGGCCCACAAGGTGGCGGCAGCCTAAATGGTGCGGCTATGAAAGCCGAAGGCACCGCAATGATGGCACAATGCCTGGAAGATTTGAAGAACTATGTGGATGGCAGTCAGCCTCTTACCTGGGTAATTGGTTAAAAGCCACTAGATTTTTTTCTAAATTCATGTTATAATCATAGCATGACTACATCACTAATGATTGATATCGAAGGTCTGGGCACTGGACCAGACGCTACCATTTTGACCATTGCAGCTCAATCATTTAATCCGTTTGGCACTGGATACTATGAACGATGCTACTATGCCCGTATTACTTTGGAAAGCCAAGAAAATCGCAGTATCCAGCAAGAAACTTTGGATTGGTGGGCAACTCAGCCCGAGGCACAAGCAGAAGCCTTTATGGAAGAAAGCCGTATTCCTTTGGACCAAGCCTTGGATAGCCTTTATAAAATAGCATGGCAACACAATCTTATCTGGGCCAATGGTCCTACCTACGATATGAACATTCTTGAACATGCTTTTAAAAGTTATGGTAAAGCTCTACCGTGGCAATTTTATAAAGTACGCGATGCCCGCACAGTATATTCGCTGTGGCCAGAATGCCCTAGGCCGCCTACTAGTCACCACGCCTTAGAAGATTGCCGTAGACAAATTGATATGTTGCAGGCTACACTAAAACACTTAAATGTAAAGGTACTTAAATGATTATTGGAATTTGTGGATTGATTGGTTCAGGTAAAGATACTATTGCAGACTACTTGCAAAATATTCACCAATTCCGTCGAGAATCATTTGCCCATGCTCTTAAAGATGCCGTAGCCCAGGTGTTTGGCTGGGACAGAGAATTACTTGAAGGTCGCACTAAAGAAAGCCGAGCCTGGAGAGAACAAGTAGACGCATGGTGGGCCAACCGCTTAAACATGCCGCACTTGACTCCTAGATATGTTCTGCAGGTGTGGGGTACGGAAGTTGCTCGGAAGAGCTTTCATGATGACATTTGGATTGCAGCCTTAGAAAATAAACTACGCAAAACTCACGATGATGTAGTCATTAGTGACTGTCGTTTTCCTAACGAAATCAAGGCTATTAAAGCTGCTGGCGGCATAGTTATTCGCGTGACTCGTGGTCCAGAGCCCGAATGGTATTCCTTAGCTGAAATAGTAAATCGTGGCCCCACTAAAAATACAGAGTGGCGTCTAAGTAAAACCCGTTTAGAAGAGTACAAAATACATGCTTCTGAAACGGCCTGGGTTGGTACTAAATTTGATGCTGTGATTGATAATAATGCAGATGGACTTGATAACTTGTACAGTCAAATTAAAAATCTGGTTCAAGATCACCAACTCTCCAAGGAAGATCTGATTTCTTAATATCTACTACACAGTTTAAGCAAACTGTTTTTAAGTTTTTAGCCGCACAATTATTAAGATTACTATCTATATGATACACTAGTAATTGTGCAGAAAATCTTGCTCTAAACCCACAACGATCGCAGACTAGTTTTTTCTTATATCCTGCTAATTCCCAACGCGGCTTGGCAGTTTTAATTTTTCGCCCTTTACGAATACAAACTCCGCACCTGCTACGGTAGTGGGCTATACCATCTTTTTGATAATTAACAGCAAGAGGTCGTTGATTACAGGCGGTACAAATGGGTCTCATTGGGTATTTATCCCTACGGACCTTTGCCAAAGGCCCCTACATTACCTCTCTTTTTGCCTTAATCGCTAAATAATATTAATTAATAAAAAGGATTTTACAATGGCCACATCATTAGTATCCCCAGGCGTACAAGTCACAGTTGTTGACGAAAGTCAATATCTTCCTGCTGCAACCAACTCCGTTCCATTTATTTTATTGGCTACGGCATCGAACAAACTTTCTGGCGATGGCACTGGTATTGCTCCTGGAACACTAGCTATAAATGCTAACAAATTGTTCTTAGCGACCAGCCAACGTGCTCTTAGTGCTAACTTTGGCGTTCCATTCTTTTACCAAACTACTGCTGGTACTCCGATTAACGGATACGAGCTCAACGAATATGGTTTATTGGCAGCTTATTCCGCATTGGGCGTTACCAATCAATGTTATGTACTCCGTGCAGATATTGATTTGGCTGCACTTACAGCGTCATTAACACGCCCATTAGGCAGTCCAGATAACAATACCTACTGGTTAGATACAGTCAATACCCGTTGGGGAGTATTCCAGTGGAATCAAACTACTGGTGCGTTTATCAATCAACTTCCGCTGGTTATCACAGATACTGAATATTTAGATGGTGGCGTTCCAGCGCCAAGCTATGGCAGTATTGGACAATATGCTGTTGTAGCAACTAACACCAATAATCCTATGTATTTCAAACGTGGTGGTCCAACAACTACACAAAGTAATGATACAGCTATTACTAGTTTATATAATACCTGGGTATTAGTTGGCAGTGACGAGTGGTTAAGTGCATGGGCAACGATCCAAGGCACAACAACTCCTACAAGTATACCAGATACTAGTACAATCGTTATCAATGGTACTACTATTCCTGCTGGATGGGCAACAGTTACTGAATTAGTTACTGCAATTACTGCGGCTAATATTACAGGTGTATATGCAGCCAACATTGGCGGAGCATTGAACTTGTATTGCGATAGCACAGCGGCATCTGGTGCTGGTACTATTACTATTGCTAACGGAGTTGGCACAGCATTAACAACATTAGGTATTGACCCTGCGTTAAGCCCATATTATGCTCCTGCATACCAAGCCAGTACCAATTATCAAGTACCACAGTGGAACACATTCAGTGCTGTACCACGCCCAACTGGATCTATTTGGCAAAAAACAACCAATGTAAACCTTGGTACAAGATTAATTGTAAAGAAATATAATTCAACATTGGGCCTATTTGTTGTTCAAACTTGCCCGGTGTATGCTACTGAATCTGCGGCCATTTATGCGCTTGATCCAGCTGGTGGTGGCGAAAATATTGCCGCTGGCTCAACTTATGCATTGTCCACTCCATTAAATAATAATACTTCTGGATTCCTAATTCAAGAGCGTTACATTACTGGATCAACTGTAGTAACTGGATCTGAAACATTTACTAGCGCCTCAACTCCATTTACTGTCGGCAACACATTTACAATTTCAGCAACACAGCCCGGTACCGCTAATCTTACTACCGCTACTGCTGTTATCGGTGGCACAGGTACAGTTAGTGATTTTTCTGCAGCGGTTAGTGCAGCCGGTATTCCTTATGTTAGTGCTACAGTTGCTAGCACTGGTGCCATAGTGTTTACACATAGCGCCGGCGGTGATATTACTTTAACTGATGTAACCGGAACTCCAGTTACAACCGCTGGGTTTACAACAAGTACATTCCTTGTAAAAGCAAATTATGTCAGTGGTTCTGAATCTGGTGTAGTATTATCTAACTGGGTTGTTTCGCCAACATTTACATATAGCGCATCTGATGTTGCACCGGACCAAGATCCAGCAGACGGAACATATTGGTACTATAGTGATCCTACTCAAGTAGATATCATGATTCAAAATAATGGTGTTTGGGAAGGTTATCAAAATGTAACTACTGATAGTCGTGGTTACGATTTAACTTTAACCAATGCTAGTGGTCCTATTATTAGTGTAACGGCACCACTTACACAAACTAACACAGCACTAAGTCCATTGGTCTACGGTGATTTATGGGTTAGCACTGCTAACTTAGAACTGTACCCGCAGTTATATCGCTGGCAGAATGTTGATGGGGTTGATCAGTGGGTATTGATCGACAACACTGATCAAACACAAAGCTCTGGTATTTTGTTTGCTGATGCTCGCTGGGCACCAAACGGCACAACTAATCCAGTATCAGCTGCGTTGCCGACAATTACTAGTTTATTAACCAGTAATTACTTAGACTTAGACGCACCACAGGCTGAATTATATCCAACTGGTATGCTGTTATGGAATACTCGTCGTTCAGGCTTTAATGTTAAAACATTCCAGTCTAACTATTTCAATAACAACAGTTTCCCAACATATGAATGGGATTCAGCTACTAGTTATATGATTGGCGAGTATGTACAATATAACAGTGTAGTTTATGCTTGTATTGAAAATAATACAAACCAAGTGCCTGATTCAAGTGCTACTTATTGGTCAGTCCAAACTGAAAACAATACTTGGGTATCTGCAAATACAACTCGTGACGATGGATCACCTTACACAGGCCGCCATTCACAGCGAATTATTATTGTAGAAGCATTGAGAGCAGCTATTGATACTAATACAAATGCCCGCGAAGAGCAAAACTCATTTAACTTAATTGCTTGCCCGGGATATCCTGAACTAGCACCTAACATGGTTATTTTAAATGATGATCGCAATCAAACAGCGTTCTCTATTATTGATACACCATTGCGTTTGACTCCTGATGAATTAGTATCATGGTCTAGCAACAATAACGGGCTAGGACTAGCGACCGAAGATGGTCTATTAACAAATAATAGCTATGCCGCTACATTCTATCCAAGTTGCCAGACTACTGATCTCAGTGGTAATACCGCAGTAACTTATCCAAGTCACATGATGATTCGCACAATTATTCGTAGCGATGAAATTGCGTATCCATGGTTAGCTCCAGCAGGAACACGCCGCGGATTAGTTGATAATGCATTAAGAATTGGATATTTGGCATCTCAGACTGGGGAATTCCAGTCACTTGGAGTTAGCCAGGGCCTACGCGATGTA